TGGGAAATATAACAACTTCAGCCATCTCATTTCCCACAGTTGTTTCCACTGTGTAATCTCCGCCTTTTACAATAACATCTGGCGATATATTCTTTATTGCTTGTTTAGGAGTGTCCTCGTCAAACACCACAACATCATCTACCCATGGTAGTTGTTTCAGTTGATTCTGTCTTTCATCAACATTATTGTAAGGTCTAGATTCGCCCTTTAATCTTTTCACGCTGTGATCGGAATTAATACCAACTATCAATTTATCCCCTTGTTGTTTCGCAAATTTTAATAATTCTAAATGTCCAACATGTAGTATATCAAACACACCATTAGTCCATACCACTCTATCTTCTATGTCACTTTTCTTAACCACAGTGACTCCGCGATGTTGAACAACACTACTTGCTCCTTTGAGTGCTAATTCACTGGCATTTACCATGGAGTAACCCATTTCATGATAATACACAATGATTGCCAGCACTGTATCGCCAGCGCCACTCACATCTGCGAGTTCAACTGACTTGCCCGTTATGTGTTGATACACATTGTCTCCAATAACATGAATGCCGTTAGCACCATCAGTCACAATCAACCATTGCCAATAATTGTGTACTCTTTTTATTTCTGCTGTGTGTGGATCAAACTTGCCAAACCATGCTTCATATTCTTTCATGTTGGGTTTCACAAGATAAGCACCATAATATGTGTTAGGATGTTGTTTTGGATCTACATATATTCTTTTTACTTTGTTTTCAATCTGTCTTATTAGATTTTGTTTAACAACTCCTTTGTTGTAATCGCTCACAATGACCACGTCGTCTTCAGTTAAATCTTTGATAAGGTTGTTCTGAGGTTCTTCACTTTCATAATGCTGTTCTTTATCCAATCTCAATAGATGTTGTCCGTCAGGACCTATCATACGTGTTTTGGTACTGGTTGTTACAGCATCCTGGCACAGATACGTTTTGATGTTGTTGTGCAGTAAAATCTCTTGGATTTTGTGACCAGGGGCATCGTTGCCCACCGATCCATAAAGATACGTGTCTGCGCCGAGATTTGATAGGTTTAAAGCGAGGTTTCCTGCTCCGCCTATGTTGTAATCTCGACTGTGTTCATGTAACACAAGGGCCGATGCTTCAGGAGATACTTTAGTACATTCTCCCTGTACCCAAACATCCAACATTATGTCTCCTATAATCTTAATCATCTAAAAATTTGATAATTTTGAACACAGTTTCCAATTTAGTTTGATTGGTTTTAGATTGCAAAGTTTTTCGGAGTCCTTGATGTAAAGGTTTAGGCCAATGATTAAAACTACACCATGCATATCCATTGTGTTCTTTGTTTAATTTTGGTAAAAATTCTGGACCAACAATACACAAATATGTGTGATATAAAAATGCTTCGTCATTACTAATAAAAGTTTCCATTGGAATAGTTTTTAATATTTTAACATCACCAACTTCTTCCTTAATCTCACGTTGAAGTCCTTCCCATGGACGTTCATTGGTGGTCATGCCTCCAACTAATCCCCACACTCTGTTCTGTTTGCTTTGAGTCCTGTGTAGCAATAAAAAACGATTGGTTTCTTTGCTGTAGAATAATGCACCGCATCCAATAATCTTCTTGGTCATACAGTTAATTATTTAGAGTTGAATCTGCCAGGTTCCTTTACGATATTCGCCTTCAAATGATAATAGCCATTGTTCACCAGTCCATTTGTATTGAATTCCGGTATTTAGATTTGTGATAAATTTGGTACTAAAGTTATCACTGCTGATCGTGTTTGCACTTGCATCAAACAGCACAGTCCACTCTGAACCGTTCCATTCAATAATATCATTTTCACCTGCTGTAGAACCGTCCCATGCTTGAGCACTAGGATCATTGGAACTTGTATCAATTATGTCAGCCAGTAATAAAAATCTTGTCCCTGTATTTTTCACTGTTGATGGATTGAATTTTGTAGGATCAATTATGTAGTCCACTGTGCCTCTTGAAGTTGCTCCAGCAAACACTGTGTCTGTAGGAATGGTATCTTCATCCCAATTTATTATAAGTTGAGTTTCATTAAGTTCGTTGATAGCAAAAGTTCCTCCTACTCTTTGATTTATATCTTGTCTATTAAGTAGCAATTTACTCAAACCAGCATTGTAACTACCTGGCAAAGATTCTATCAAACCTTTCCAACTAACTTGTCCTGCTATACCTTTGTCTATAATTTGTGCTATGTTGTTCATCACAAGAATATCATATTGGATGGCTGTTGTAGCCAACACAGAATCTGCATCTTGTTTTGTGGTAACACTGGTGTCAATATTACCTTGGGCGTCTTTTGTGACAGTTGACTTAACACTTTTAGAATAATCATCTGAGTATGCTTGTAATTCAGGCATGCTTTGTCCAAGATCAATATTGCCTGTTTTTTCATTGTATATGCTGGCAATAATTTGTGTAACCACACCTAGTTTTTTAACTTTGGTAGGTGGAGATATGTAAATGGGTGTTGTAAAATTAAGTGTCGCCACATCAATTTCAGAATCTGTTCCCATTGGTATTGTTCTACTACTAAAATTAATGTTGGCAATTTCAACCACACTCAAACTGGTCCAGTCCACATAATTATCTGTGGTCTGTATTTCTAAACTAGGATTAAACAACATCAATACTTGTTCCATGATCTGTAATTTTTGATCCGTGTTGGTTGACCATAAATCTACTGCCACACTCAAAGTGTAAGGCGTAGGCATTAATCTTTCCACAGTGTGATTTTTTCCTTGTGTGTTGATATATTCATTGTTATTTTCATCATAAGCACGTTCTCTTATGTGTACTTTTGAAATGTATGTTGCATCAGCCAACCTGTTTCTGTCTAATTCTAAATTTGTGATATAAACACCCATTCTTGGAGCACTCATAATCTTGTTTTCAGAATTATCACGAATTATGTGTCCAACCTGCCTTGTGATGTCGCCATACATAACAGGAATAGTACGTAGAGTGCCATCTCCGTCTTTGAACTTAAAATTGCTCATCAATCTTACTATCTGAGTAATATATCTTCTAATTTGACCGTCGTAGAAAAATTGCATTAATCTTTATCCTTTGTTTTTTCTTTTTCGTTAAATTTTTTGCTGATTGGTTCGTAGTATGTTCTTGTTTTTCCCATGTAAGATTTCGTAACTTTCTTTAATCCTTGTGGCTTGGCAGTGTGTGCCATAGGTATTCCTGCAAATCCAAATAATTCTCTTATTTTCATTAATTATCCGCCTGTGGTCGTAATGCTTTTGAAAGACTCTGTCTTTCTTCTTGTCGATTAGTGTAAAATTCCACACTCCATCTGCCATCAAACGGTATCTTTTGTTGGACATCAGATATGACAGGCAATGTGATATAAACTTTGTTGTTAGATGATGTAATCAAGTTCTCATGATCACCAATCACGTAATTTATTTCTCTAGTATCTAATTTTAGCATCAAATAGTTTGCTGTTATAGGATAATTTATTTCTGTTGTAATTGTTGTTGCATCTTTTGATAGTGTAACAATATCTGTGGCAACTTTTCCTGAATATACATAATTGTTATTGTTAATAAATTTAGTTTTCATAGTGCTTCTTGTGTCGGTATTGGTTAATGTCATTCTTAAAGAATCTTCCATTTTTACCCAACGTTGTCCATCAAATCTAAACAATCTGTTTGGCATAAAGTCTGTTCTTAAAAAATAATCTCCTTTTGCCGAACCAGTTGGAAATGAAATACCATGTCCAAAAACTTCTCCGTTAGGTGCTAATCCATCTCCTAACAAATAGCCATCATATCCAGTTCTTTCTGGCGTTTGATTAATTCGGTCAGCCATTTCATTCTGGGTACTTGCATCTAAATCTGTTATATCTGTGGTTACAAGTTCCGGCTTGCCTTCATCATCCACTTGAAGTGTGTACAAATGACTAGTATCATAACCAGACTTAGAAGCATCTGCTTCTGCCTGTTGTACCACTGCATTATTGATCTGCATTTCTTGTTCATATGTTGAAAGAACATCTTTCAAAGTTTTACTACTGCCTTCTTCTGCAGGTAATTTCAAAATGTCTTTGAATTCTTGTGAGTCGTATATTTGTTTCAACTTAACTCTGTAAAGATGTGGCCACCAAGTTTGTGAAAACCCTTCACTTGCTCTGTTGACATCTTCAACAACATAAAATCTTTTTAATGCAACTTGAAAATCATTCAATGCATATTCATCTTTCAAATGTGGTAATTCAAAAACATCACCTGGCATCACTTTTCTGCCCAAAGTTTTAACACTGTATGAAATAGGTATGGTCATAAACAGTGTATCGTTCTGTAAAAATAGTCCAAATTGACTCATGTCAAAGTCAACATCTTGCACGTTGTAGATGCCTCTTAGACGATAGATGTTTTCATCATATTTTCTGTCTCTGTTTTCTAAAAATAAAAGGTCTTGAATGTTAGTTTCTTTTACAGCATCATATCTAGGCTGATCTGCTGTGGCATCTGATTGATCAGGATTCTTAGGACCTAGATATTTGTGTACAAAAACATCTGTTCCACCCACTGTGAACATTTCGTTGATATTCTTGTCTAAAAAAGTGTAATCTGGACCTTTTTCTGGTTTATATAAACTGATTCGTGGCATACATCATATTTATTAATACCTAGATGCTTATAAATATAATAAATGAGTTCAGATTTTAATACACAGAAACAGGAAATATTCGACTACGTATACCGTATGCTGGGCGGTGGCATGATTGATGTAGAGCTGGATCCAGAGCACTACGAAACAGCCATCAAGGACGCATTTGACAGATATCGTCAGAGATCTGATCATTCTGTGGAAGAATCTTATCTTTTCATGCCAACTGTGTTGGATCAAAACACATACACATTGCCAAACGAAGTGATGGAAGTGAGAAAAATTTTTAGAAGATCAATAGGGTCAAGAACTGGTGGCGGAGACGGTGGTACACTGTTTGAACCATTCAACATGGCCTACACAAATTCATATCTTTTAGCCAGCACCAACATGGGCGGACTGGCAACTTACAATGCTTTTGCACAATATCAAGAATTGGTAGGTAGAATGTTTGGTTCGTTTATCGAATTCAAATGGAACAACACCACAAAAGAATTAACACTGCTTCAAAGACCCAGAGCAGAAGAAAATTTATTGTTGTATGCCTACAATTACAGACCAGACACAGAATTGCTTAAAGATTATCTTGCCAACAAATGGATTAAAAGTTACACGCTGGCAATTTCAAAATACATGCTGGGAGAAGCCAGAAGTAAATTTAACACAATAGCAGGTCCACAAGGTGGATCATCTTTGAATGGCGATGCACTGAAACAGGAAGCATCTGCTGAATTGGAAAAACTAGACCAAGAATTGGCACTTCAAGTTCCAGGTGGTGTTGGTTATTCGTTCACAATTGGTTAATTTATACTTGACACTTTCATAAATTTCTAGTATTATTAGGTTATGTCTTTTCAACTAACGCCCATGTTTTCTGTGCCTTTGTACAGAACTAAAATAATTTTGGATCCAATTGTAAAAACTTTTTTACTCAATTTAGAATTTCCTTACGCAAGAGTTGGTCACGATAACACTGATGATCATCTACCAATAAGCGATAGAGGAATGCATATTTTGGACAAGCCACAGTGCAAGACTTTAAAAATACAGATACAAAATAAAATAAATCATTTTGCTAACGAAGTTTTGGGTGTGATAGATGAAATAAAGTTTGATATTACAAGCAGTTGGATCAATAGACACCGAGGAAGTGAATTTATAGAAAAACACAGACATCCAAATTCATTAATAAGTGGTGTATTCTATGTTGATGTAAGCACCGACACAGCACCAATTTATTTTGACAAAAATTACATGTATAACAATCTTTGGGCAGAATCAATTAAAACTCCTTTCAAAGACAACAATAATCAATATAATACTGAAACGTTTGCCATACAACCAAAGACAGGAGATTTGTTGATGTTCCCTTCTCATGTAGAACACACAGTGCCAACAACCACATCTGACAGACATAGATACAGTTTAGCATTCAACACTTTTACAAAAGGAAAAATAGGAACAGGAACAGGGCAGGTTAAGATATCATGATAGTAGGAATTTGCGGATTAATAGGTTCAGGCAAAGACACAATTGCTGATCAACTGGTACAAAATTATTCATTTAAGAAATTATCTTTTGCAGACAAACTAAAAGACAGTGTGGCAAGTATGTTTGATTGGGACAGAGAATTACTGGATGGTAAAACTAAAGAATCAAGGGATTGGCGTGAGCAAGAAGACAAGTTCTGGAGTAAAGAGACGGGCCAATCGATTACTCCAAGATTTGTGCTACAAAAATTTGGCACAGAATGTATGAGAGAAGGTTTTTATGATGGTATCTGGGTGAGCTTAACTAAGAAAAAGATCCTGGACAATCCTGACGTTAAATGGGTTATTCCAGATGTGCGGTTCGAAAACGAAGCAAAAATGATTAAAGAAATTGGCGGTGAAGTATGGTGGGTAAAAAGAGGTCAATTACCTATGTGGTTTAGAATGTATCAAGACATAGGACAAACACCCAAAGACATTCATCCATCAGAATGGGCATGGGCCAATGTAAGTTTCAACAAAGTTTTTGAAAATAACAGCACAATAGATGCTCTTAGAAATCAGGTACAAGGTCACCTTGCTTCCAAATTACCCCTTCAAGATGCAATATCCTTTGACAGTTAGCACACACTGTTTTTAAATTTTTAAACGAGCAATTATTAAGATTTCCATCAATATGATATACATTAAATTGTTCAATGTGTTTACTGGTGTGTCCGCATTTATCACAATTTTTTTTAGTTCTGTATCCTGCTAACCACCATTTTGGCCACCCTTTAGCACCTGCTTTTTGTTTAGTACACACACCACATTTTTGTCTGTAGAAAACTTTTCCTGCTTTATGATAATTAATAGCACAAGGCTTTTGTTTACAAACAATACAAAGTGGTCTCATATACACTATTTACCTAGCCTTTTTGAGACCTTTTAAAAGCACTAAAGAGCCTGTGATTTAGGTTTTCTTTATAAATACACAAGACAAAGAAATTAGGAGATTTTAAAATGGCATTAGTTTCACCAGGAGTACAAGTTAGCGTAATAGACGAAAGTTTCTACACGCCAGCAGAACCGGGCACAGTCCCAATGATATTTGTTGCTTCGGCACAAGACAAAACAAACAGTTCCGGCACAGGAACAGCACAAGGTACAACAGCCGCTAACGCAGGCAAAGTGTACTTGATGACTTCACAAAGAGAATTAGCAGAAACATTTGGTGATCCTACTTTTTACACAGATAACAACAACAATCCATTGCATGGTAACGAATTAAACGAATATGGTTTACAAGCGGCTTACTCATATTTAGGTATAGCCAACAGAGCATATGTTGTTAGAGCAGATGTTGACCTAGGAGAATTACAAGCCTCATCAACAGTTCCAAGTGCTAATCCACCAGCAGGTACATACTGGTTAGACACATCAATCACTTCTTGGGGAGTTTTAGAATGGAACGGACAAGGCAAAACAAACGGTGGACAAATTTTTATATCGAAAACACCTTTAGTAATCACAAGTTCAACTGATATTTCCAACGACAAGCCTAAAGGCAGTATTGGCCAAATTGGTGATTATGCCATTGACGCCACAACAACATCAAACGAATTATTCTATAAAGATTCGGATGGTACATGGCAGTTGGTTGGTTCGACAGCATGGACAGGATCAGTTGCAACAGCAGTTGGTACAGTTGCTAATCCAACAACATCTGGCTTAACAATGGACATTAATGGCTCAACAGCAACTGGCGGTTTAGATCTTAATGCCACAGTGGTTGCAATTAATGGATTAGGCATTGCAGGAGTCACTGCAAAAAATATAAACAATTTTTTAGTGCTTTACAATGATGGCAGTTCAACTGATGGAATCACAATTGAAGAGGGCAGTGGACTTGCGGCGGCAGTTGGTTTAGGCACTGTGAAATACAATATACCTAAAGTTTCAACCGGCCCACACACATCAGTTCCTCAATGGAAAGGTGTGCAAGGCACAGATGCTTCAGCACAACACAGTGGTTCAGTTTGGATCAAAACAACAGAACCAAATGCGGGTGCAAGAATTAGAGTTAAAAAATTCAATGGCGCTACAAACTTGTGGGAAGAAATTTCTGCACCAGTTTATGCAAAATCAGACACTGAATCAGGTGCAACATTGGCATTATACGGATTAGACAGAGCAGGCGGTGGAATAAATCTTGCTGTTGGTGATTTGTATGTAAATGCATCAAATGGTACAGATCAAGCAGACTACAAAATTTTCAGAAGAGAAAATTCAGGCTCATCAAAAGCAACAGGTGGTATTATTGGGGCAAGTGGTGTTGCCGCTTCAACTTACAGTATTTCAGTAACACAAACTGAAAAAGGAAAAAACACAACCACAACTGCAACTGTTTCAATCACAACAACAGGTGCTAATACTGATGCAGATGCAATTGCTGATGCAATTAATTCCCAAGGGCTTTTAACAAAAATTAAAGCAACTGTTGATAGTTTAAACAGAGTGGTAATTGAACACACAGAAGGTGGAGATATCAACATTACTGACACCAATGGCATTATGCCATTAGCAGGTTTCAGTACTACCTCAACTGCTAACTTCTATTTTGAAGCAGGCACAGACGGTGCTACAGATCCATCACAGTACACAATTTCGAACTGGAAAGTTTTATCATACACAGCCAGCGATAATGCAGTGACTTCATTGGCATCAGATGGACAAATGTGGTACTCATCAACAATTGATGAAGTGGACATTATGGCTCATGATGGTTCAACTTGGGTGGGTTATAAAACTGCTTATCCATCAACAGATGCATTAGGACCAACAGTTTCAGCAACTGCACCAGACACACAACAAGATGGTACAAGTGCTTTGGTTGATAATGACATTTGGATTTCTACAGCAGATTTAGAAAACTATCCTAAGATTTACAAGTATGACACAACTATTCAAGGTCCAGTGGACACAAGATGGGTAGCAGTGGACACAACTGACCAAACAACTGAAGAAGGTATTTTATTTGCAGACGCAAGATACGGAACTTCAGGTGCAACAGGTGGCACAGAAGCAACCATCGAAGCATTACTTACAAGCCCTTACTTAGACCCAGACGCTCCAGATCCAGCACTATACCCACAAGGTATGTTGTTGTGGAACTTGAGACGTTCAGGTTTTAATGTTAGAAAATTTGTTAGAAACTACATTGACACAACTGCTGACAACAAGAGAGCAAACGATGAAGCAATGACTTTATACTATCCACACAGATGGGTAACTGAATCAGGCAACCAAGCAGACGGTTCAGGTTCGTTTGGAAGAAAAGCTCAACGTAAAGTTGTGGTACAAGCATTACAAGCCACTCTAAATTCTAATCAAGAAATCAGAGATGATGAATCTAGATTATTCAACGTGATGGCAACACCGGGTTATGCAGAACTGATTGGTGAAATGGTTTCATTAAATTACGACAGAGGATTAAGTGCTTTTGTGGTAGGTGATACTCCATTTAGATTAACACCAGATGCAACAACAATTGGTGATTATGTAAACAATGTTAACCTTGCATTAGAAGACAATGACTTAGGTTTAGTTACTAGTGACGAATATTTGGGTGTATTTTATCCATCAGGATTCACAAGTGACAACTTTGGAAACAATGTTGTTGTTCCACCAAGTCACATGATGTTGAGAACAATTGCTTTAAGTGATCAAGTTTCTTTCCCATGGTTTGCTCCAGCAGGAACAAGAAGAGGTGGAATCACAAATGCAACGTCAACAGGTTACGTAAACAGCGAAGGCGAGTTTGTGGCAGTATCTTTAAACGAAGGTCAAAGAGACACACTTTATGCTGGTAATGTAAACCCAATCACGTTCATAACAGGTGCTGGTTTAGTCAACTACGGACAAAAAACTAGAGCGGCGGCGGCAAGTTCATTAGATAGAATCAATGTTGCAAGACTTGTGATTTACCTAAGAAGTCAATTAAATAAATTGGCGAGACCTTATGTTTTTGAACCAAATGATAAAACTACTAGAGATGAAATTAAAGCTCAAGCAGAAAGTTTAATGTTAGAATTGGTTGGTAACAGAGCAGTTTATGACTTCCTAGTTGTGTGTGACGAAACAAACAACACACCTGCTAGAATAGACAGAAATGAATTGTATTTAGATATTGCAATTGAGCCAGTCAAAGCAGTGGAATTCATTTATGTTCCATTAAGACTTAAAAACACTGGTGAAATATCAGGGTTATAATAGGATAAATAATTAGGAGAACGAAAAATGAGTATTTCTACACTATCAAAAATCACAGTACCTTTAGATAGCAATCAATCTGCATCTAATCAAGGTCTGTTGATGCCTAAATTACAATACCGTTTTAGAGTGTCATTAGAAAACTTTGGAGTTTCTACTCCAACAACTGAGTTAACAAAACAAGTGCAAGATGTAACAAGACCTAATCTATCATTTGAAAACACAACAATTGACGTTTACAACAGTAAAGTTTACCTAGCGGGTAAACACACATGGGAACCAATCACACTTACATTAAGAGAAGACGTAAACAACAACGTACAAAAACTTGTTGGTGAACAGTTACAAAAACAATTTGATTTCTTTGAACAATCAGCGGCGGCTTCAGGTGCTGACTACAAATTTGTTACTAGAATTGAAATCACTGATGGTGCTAATGGTGCCAACACAGTGGGAATTTTGGAAACATTTGAATTGTACGGTTGCTATGTTGAATCAGCAAACTACAACACATTGGCTTACAATTCAAGTGAGCCAGTAACGGTTACATTGGCAATTAGATATGACAATGCAATCCAAACACCTCAAGGTACGGGAGTAGGTACAGCAGTTGGTAGAACAGTGAATACACTAATTACCGGCGGCGGTGCGTAATTTTCGTAAGCATTTATAAATTTAGAAAGGGGGCTAAGGCCCCTTTTTTATTCTGTGATCCACCATTTTTACAATACATAAATACAGTATATGGCAAATATTCTTACACCATTTTTAGATAACTTAAAAAGCGGAGTCCTAGAACCAAAAGGAAATCTAGGCGATTTTGCTCATGCGGCTAGATTGTATGTGGATGATAGTTTTAGATTAGCACCTAAATCAAAATTTTTATATCATTGTGTATTCAATATCAATCAAAACGTACTGGACAGAATGATAGCAAACTCTCCAT